AGGGCCTACAGGCTCAAGTATAAACGCTAGCTCCGTTTCGTTATCCATTGCGCCAAAAAAGCGATGGGGAGTCCAATCTTCAGCCATAAGCACCTGCCCCTCCGCCGAGATAGTCATACTTTTGTCCCCGGGGATAAACTTTTTCCATCCGCCCGTTTCAGCAGCCGCGCCTCGGCAAGCCGGAACCTCTGTGCTATCCATTGTAGCGTTCCAAGATAGGGTAGTAATACATCCTACCATTTCGCTAGTGCCATCGCTCAAAACAATCCTATAAAGGTCGCCTTTGTGTACGCCGTCTGTTGCTGCCATATTGATTAAATGTTATTTGTGATAGAAACCAAAATATCTTTTTCGCCGATCCTAACATAGGTTTGCCCGCTGTTTTTTAGCACTTCGCTCGCGGGCTGAAGTTGCCATTGTGCAACGTGGTTAACAAGGCCCTGAAGCCATGTTTTTGTAACGCTTGCACTAGTGGCCGTAAGCCTGTAAACGTATTGCCCCGCGCTAAAATTCATTTGCGCAGGAAGCAGGTTTACAGTTATTACACCTGCACCAATTGTAAGGCCCGAGCCAGTTGTTGCGCTCAATACTTCGCTCGTTCCATTTGCCGAAAACGATAAAACAAAAGAGAAGCCTGTTAAGTCAAAAGGCTGCCCAGTAGTCGGATCGTAAAGCGTAATCTTCAGGGTGCAACTTTCGCTTTGCCGTGTTGCAATATCCAAACGCTCTGCCACGTCCGAGCCGACCGCCACTATGTTATTTTTTTGCCACATTTGCTTACTACGTTATTATATTTGATAATAGCCATTTGCCAAATTTCGCCGTCGGAGTTAAGCCCGCTATCAGGCCGATATGTTTGCACTTCGCTGCTTTTTAGCTTATTAAACCCAAGTTTATAATATTCGTTTTCAAAACCAACACTTTCTAAAATCGCCTGTGAATTGTAAACAAGACTATATAAATCCGCTTTACTTGTACTAGGTGAAAGTATATTTAAAACTATTTCAACTATTGCATAACAGCAAGTTTGTTCAAAAGTAGTTACCCGGGAAAACATAACGGCAGGAAGTTTCTCTTTTGTCGGCAAAACGTCATAAACGGGCAGCCCGTTTTTGCTTAGTGCCTCAAAATATCCCCTTTGTATAAACTCCTCCGCGCTCATTTTCTAAATTATTTTCCTGATAGCTTTAATAAACTCGGGTTCAATTTTCGCAATTGCCGGAGCGTAAAAAGGCCGTGCTTTTAGCTTTGACGTTCCTAGCTCGTGATATATTGCGTAATGTATGCGTGTGCCGACTTCAGCCTCTAAGCCAGTTGCTTGCACTTGGTTGCTATTTATTAGCGTTCCCGTATCTATCAAATTATGTGCATTAATATTATCTACAACCTCGTTGCGCAATTCATTTGCATAATAGGCTACTGTGCGCTCGAGTTTGGCCTGATTAAAAACAAGCCTTTTAAACTTAGTTTCTACTTTATACGATAGCTTCATAACAAGTTAAATATATGTATTTGCTATCACTTTTGCGGCCCGCGATTCTGTATTTTTTGCCGCGAAATTCCACCAAAAAATCTGGTGCAATTTTTATTGATATTTCATTATTCCTAACTACTATTTTGAGTTGCAAAGTTTCTTTATACTGTGCAAAATCAATCCCTTTTGGCTCTGCAAAAACGCAATTAGCCCAAAGTGTAAAGCTAGGATTGTGAACCTGCGAAAATCCGCCGAGGCCGTCTGCTGCGTTTGTAGCTTCATACGCCGTAATCCGCTCATTAAACGAATATTCTTTTGCCATGCTGCGCACCTCTTTCGTTGTACCTTTTCTCGCACAAGGCGAGAACTTCCATCTTGTAAAATTCGGCCTCGTTTTCATTCGGCTTTGTCGTGTATTCAAAAACAAAAACGCTGTTTTGTATTTCGCAAACTAACCAGTTTTCTATCTGATTTGCAAACGGCAACTGCGTAATATCTATTTTGCCCCACGAGTACCACGCTTTTATGTGTTTGCCTGAAATAGAAACATTGTTTCGCTTCTCTATTTCAACGACGGCGGCCCTTAACAAAAGCAAAAGCAAGTCATCCTCAAACGAGCCATCTACGCGCAAATATTTTTTGAGTGTTTCTAAGTCAATAGCAGCGATTTTGTCATCGGCTAAAACCTGATGCTCTAAACATATTGCGCTAGGAATTGCCTCCGAAACAAGGCCATATTTGGCCCGAAACTGCTCAAAAACACTAATCATTTTTACGGTAGTATTTGTGTTTTTTAGGCTGCGCCTCTTTCTCTTTTTGTGGCTCGTTTGATACCACCAGCCCAGCCCGTTTTTTGTTCAAAAATTCAAGCTCTTGCTCGTTTACCTGTGCCACATCGCCAGGGCTAAACGACCTGCCATTTACGGCTATTGCGCGATAAAATTTAAATGTTTGCATATCTGTTTTTGAGTTTAGAAAACGCCCTGCCAGTTACGGCAGGGCGTTTCTGTTTTTGAGTTTAGATACCGGGAGTGATAGTTGCAATTGCCTCTTGGAAATCGCTATACAAGAACGCCTGCGGCTGAAATATTGGGAACTTGATGCGTTCTTCTACCCTTACAGTTACAAGGTTGCGCACAAAGTTATCGCGATCCTCGTTGCTAATATCGAGCGTGATAGGGCTGTAAATTTGCAACAAGCATTGCATACTGTCGCCCATCAAAAACCCGTCGTTTGGCATGGCGCGATGCGGCACAATCCTAACACCGCTAACACTTCCGCCAGCTTCGCTCAAAAAGCTAGGCAAAATATAGTCGCCGTCCTGATTTTTGGTGAGTTGCAACTCAGCAAACGTCATAGGCGACACGAGGCAAAAGTCGGGCATAAAGCCGCCGCCGTTAATGCTTGTTTGCTGCAATTGCGCAATAGCAAGGCGCAAAACGTCAAAACGCTGGGGGTTGGGAACTGTTACGCCCGGGGCAAACCCAGAAGCACCCGCGAAGAGGCCCTGAATAGCGCTGCCGCCGCCGCCAAACAGAAGCTCGCTATCTTCTCTGTTAAGCAGCCTTTCAATCATATTATTTTGAATAAACGCATAGATTGAAGCGTAATCCTCGAGCCATTGCGCGGGCAGTCGTTCCCAGTGTGCAAGCGTATAATTGTTAACAGTTACGAGCGCAAAATCGTTATCTGTTTGAGCCTTAATTGCGCCTTCGGCCTGATAATCGGGAACGCCCTCCCCGAATGTATGCCTTACAAATTCGGTAAGAGGCAAACTCGAGCTAGCAACCGGCAAAATGTTTCGCGCGTGCACCCTGTAAGGCTGTGCCGAAACTCCTGGCCTGCGCTCGGCCTCGGCAATTTGGCCTGTCAAATTCGTTGCGGTTGACATATCGCCGACCGATTTTGTGAACGAGAAACGCTGCCGCGATTTAGCATATTGGGCGAGTCTATCTTTTTCGGCATCTAGGGCCTTTTTTAGGGCCATAGCGAAACTTTCGCTTTTTTCTTGACTTGCGCCCAGCTTCTCGAGTTGATCGGCCCGCTGCGCCGTTTTTTCGGCTATGCTTTTGGCCTCTGCTATTGCCGACTTGAGGTCATCCCAAATTCCTTTGTAGGTTTGGTTTTCGGCCTCGCGCCCGTCCTCAAGGCTTTTAAGCCTACGGCCAATTTCATCGCCGATTTGCTTAATCTCGTTTTTTACTTCTAGCTCCGTCATTTTAGAGTATGTTTAGACTTTTTTTGAAATCTTGAATTGCTTCAAAAACTGCTTTCTGTTTTTGCTCGTTGGCTTGATTATCCAAATCGGCCTGCGGGTTTTTGAGTTTCTCCAAAGTTAGAATATTATTTTCTATTGTTTTCAAAACCTCGTCCGACAAATTTCCAATTTGCCTAATTGCCTCAAATCGGGCTTTTATTTCTTGCACCTTTGCGGCCTCGTTTGCGCCCCACAAAACAGCACTGCCCTCCCACAGTTTTACCTCGGCAAAAGAGTAGCCAATAAAACGGCCCGTGTTATCATTTATTACTGAATACGTAATTGGCTGAAAGCCTATTGAATGTTCTGTTAACTCGCCGTTTAGGTATAAAATAAGCGCATCTTTCCCCTCCCGCGTTTGGTTTAGTTTGGCCTCAAAATAAAGGCCATAACTATCCTCTTTCAAAAGAGAAAATTTGCCTATTGGTTTCCGGTAGTCGTGCTCGCGCAAAAACTTAATCCGGTCTTTTCCATTTGGCCCGTTTTCGGCTATCGTTTTGGCAAAAGCCCCGGCGTTTATAATATCGCCGTCGCTATCCGTTACGCCAAAAACAGAAAGATACCCGCTTACAATTCCATCGGCCTCGCTAACATCTTTAATGCTTTGCGCAATGCTTTTATACTTTTTCATAATTAAGGTTTTTTCAATTCAAATTTCATTACACAACGACAATTTACAACCTGCTTTGCCGAGCCTCGCGGATCGCCCGGGTGCCTAAGCCGCTCCCCGCCTACAATAAAATAATCGTCAAATTTTACCTTTTGATTATTTGCTGCAATATGGTCGGGCCTCGTGCGCTTTTGCCTTGCACTTCTCCAAACTTTATGCGTAGCCATTCCGGTTGCTGCCGCGCCTTGTATTGCGCCAAAATTGTACGCTGCAATACTTTCTGTGCGGGCAATAGTAATAGCTTGTTTTCGGCTAAACCCGCGCCCAACTTTTGCCAGTTCCTTAGCAATATCCAAAGGGGAGAGGCCGCGCTTAATCATATCTTCTAAAACGCCTCTAATATCCTCTTTTGTGGTGTTTGTAATGCTGGTTATTTTAGTAAGCGCAAATTGTTGTAAGTAAAACAGCACTCGAGCAATTGCAAATTCAATTATACTTTCTTTGCTTACAGCCTTGTTAATGCCCTCAAAAACCTCGCGGGCAGTCGCCGTTCCAATACGCTTATAAAGGTCTAATAAATAATCTTCAACCTCGCGCCCTGCAAACACAGTTTCAAGGGCTAAAAGGCCCTGTGTAGGATAATTGGCCGCGACCTTTTTCCATTGATCAAAAATCATTTTGGCGGCCTTACGTTCGTATGACAAAAAGTATTTAGCCGGGTTCGTTTTCGGTTGATATTCCATTTGCGACAAATTCTATTGGCTGCCCATTCATATAAACTAAATCCATTTCAGGCGTATCAATTTTTTGATAGCCCATTGCTTCTCTTTTTTCGTTTGGCGTTAACCATTCGCAATTACGTAATGCCGAGGCTTGCTCTTCTATCGTTGTTTGCAACTCCGGTATTGCAGCCAAATCGGGCACGATAAAAACGCTGTCCAAACTCTTATCTATTTGAGGCAATAGCTCCCACGATAGCTTAGCAAAAAGGTTTTTTAGGTTAGGCAAAACAGTATTAGAATAAAGGCTGCGCCGAGCCTCTTTATAGTTGCTAAATGTACTTGCTTCAGTATCGTTAAGCAATTGCGATGGCATTCCAAAAAGGCTACAAATTGCCCTTAAATCGTTCAAATCGCTTTGGGCCAATTGCATATCTAAACCACTCATCCCTGTGCGCTCAAAACGAATTTTGCCGTTTGTAAATACGATTTTGCCCTGACTGCCGACCCCAGTATGCTTTTTTTGATATGCTTTTTCAATGTTTTGAACATCTTCAAAAGATATGTTTTCATCCTCTACCGCCAAAAAACCATAAGCACCGGAGTTTTCAAAAAGTTTGTTTGCGGCGTTTTTAGCGTTATTGGATTTTAGCACAGCCCGCCGCCCTGCCGCCAAACGAGAACGCCCATCGGCCCGCGCGCGCAAATCGTTATTATATCTAATAATCAAATCGTTTGGGCTAGGGCTAATATTCCCTCCCGCGCCCGCCTGCGAAATGGTTACACTTTTGATTATCCGGTAAAATTCATTTTCCCAAATAATACTAGTATCGGCGGGGTTAACATTGAATAGCTCGCTTATTTCTTGTAGCCCATTTCTATATTTCCAAATGATAGACTTCGAGCAAATCAGGTTGTAAGTAATTTCTGTTTTGGCGAAACTCTCCCAAGTAGAAAACGAGTTAGGCCGTTCCAAAAGTTTTTTGGCTTTGCGCAGGGCAGGGCTATCAGGGGCATCTTCAATTTGCCCGTTTATTTCTGTTTTGAAAACGTAGGGAACGCTCGCGCAAATGCTAGCAATGTATTCCACAACCGCAAAAACAATATCGTTAAAGTGATATGCTTTTTCTATGTATGTGGCATCGCTATCCGCTAGCTCCCCTGCGGCCAAAGTGTTTTTTAACGCCTCTGTGCCATACAGAAAGTTAAGTTTGTGTATTGGCTCGTTCGCAAAGTCGGGCCTTACATTTACACCGAAAATATTTTTCAATAGCCAATTTTTCATAATGCAATTTAGTTAACTAGTAACTAATTGTTTTGTCAATAGCAATTTAGTTAATCCGTACACAAGGGCATCAATTCTATCAGGTGATTTTTCCCCGGCCATTGCTTGCCAAGTAATCATCTGCTCTTCTAATTGCGTAAACGGTTTTATGTGAAAAACTTTGTTTTCTGAATACAAAGATGCCACAGGCTCGGCCCTGGTATATTTGCCCTTATTGGCGTGTACCGTTACAACTTTGGCATTACTATCAAATTGCCTAATTATTTGCTTCACTAGGTCGCCGCCCTGATTTACTTCAGCCACTATAAAATCCGCTTTATGCTTATGATAAAGGTTAACGGCCAATTTCGCCCATGCTTCAGGCCGATATACCCCGCTGCAATCTTCTAAAACATAGCCCTTGTTTTCGCTATCAATTCCGCAAACCACTAGGCCCGTTTCATCGCTATTCAAGTTGCTTGTTACTGCCGGGTCAATAGCTACGCAAATACGTTTTAGTTCGCTAGGTTGCTTATAAGTAATATCTGTAAACCGCCACAAAGCCTCGCTGCTCTCTTTTGCCCATGCCCCTAAATAACGGCATTTGTACTTCAGGCTGTTTTGGCTTTTGAGTATTTGCCCTTTTTCCACAAACGAGGCCGCTAGGTTTTTAAGGTTTTCCAAATAACTTGTGTAAATGTATTCAGTATTGCCTACCTGCCCAGTAAAAAACTCGGGCAATGAAGCAAAGAAACGTTTATAAATCCAATGTGAAACGAGCGTAGGATTAAGAATAAAGATAACCCTGTTTTGCGTGTTTATAGCCCTTATACTTTCATCTATTTTATCAAATACATCTTCATTGTGCAACTCCTCGGCCTCATCTAAAACCCACGTAGTTAGGCCCTTAATGCTTTTTAGGTTTGCGGTTTGGATACCTTCGCTTGTTTTTATTCCACGAAAGATTAAGCGTGAGCCTGACCGCTTATTCAAAATGTGGTCGCTTGTTACTTCAAAATCCTTTGCAGCATTTAATTCAATGATTTTGCTTTTGAACTCGGGGATAATGGATATTTCCGCCGACTTCATTGTGTACCTAGTAAAAAGAATTACATGGCCGACTTCATAAGTAAGCCTTAACAGAAACTCGGCAACAGCATAGGACTTGCCCGACCCGCGCCCACCGTACACGAAAAAATAACGGGCTAGGCTAGTGTAAAGGGCAATATATTTTTTATTCATTGCCATTTCCCAAAGCCTTTTTTTCTGTTTCGCTTAGCTCAAAATTGATAACGGTTTGCCCTCCTTCAGCCCAGTTTATAGGGGGGATATTGCTATGTGTGTGCAATACTTCGCTTTGTTGTTTGGTAGGGCCATAAGCGCGATTAAACAGCAATTCGGCAATCTTTACGTTATTGGTAGTGGCCGCCAAATCTATTAAGTTAACTACAATTTTTTCAAGGGCTGTAATGCCGGAGCTATCGGCCTCGTTTAACTTTTGTCTGATATACTTATCTAAATCCTTTATTTTTCGCGCCCGTTTCATAATGTAAAATTAGGTTATTTTTGCCTATCTTAATTTTATTATCCTATGCTTAAAAGTCCGACCGACCGCCGTTATACGCTTGAAAACGAATTTGTTTATAAAACGCAAATATTGGGCAAGTCGTTTATTTCTACGTTTTTAATAGTAAAGCCTGACGGCGAAATAACAGTAAGGCCCGGGTTTGTTTGGGACGGCGCAACCTTAGTGCCTGACGGCAAAAAAGGCCCTGACGGGCTGCCTCGTGGCTATTATCCTAGCCTCGTGCATGATGTTTTATACAAGTATTATCCTAAGCATGAAATCACTCGAGAGGCCATTGATAGGCTGTTTTATGATATGTTAATTGAATATGGTTTTTCTCGTTTTTGGGCTTACGTTTATTACTTAGGCGTTCAAAAACTAGGGGATCACTTTTTGCGGATAGTTGGGCGTAAATAACTCTCTTATGGCTAATTCAATTTGGATTGAACTTGCAAAATTTGGCGGCGGCGGCAGCGTACTTTTGCTCGCGCTTTACCTTATTACAAAAGCGTTAATTAACAGAATTAACGAAAAAGATAAAACGCAAACGGATAGCTTTGCAGAGCAAAATAAAAGCTATACCACAACAATTAGCGAAATAACCAAAACCTTTATGGAATATACGGAACGGCAAACCGTAGCCCGTAATATGGAAACCGCCAAAACGCTAGAAACAATCCAATTAATGCAGTTGGAAATGACTAGGAAAACCGTTCTTTTGAATAAGCTAGTAGAAGTGCAAGAAACCAACAACGAGCGTTTTCTGAAATTAGAAACGTATATTCAAGAACACTATGCCGAAATAAAAGCAAAACAATCGCAAATTGATGCCGAAATAAAAACACAATTTGCCGAGCTAGCACTGCTAGTCGGCAAAATGTTAAGTGAAAAAAGAAACGGCTAATCTTTACGATAAATAAAAGGCGTTTCGTTTTCCCAGCTTGTTTCTAAAACCGTATGCACATAGCAAAACAGAACAAAGCCCGCAAAGGTCGTATTGCTATCTAATTTGCCTATTTCAATAAGCCTTTTGTAGATAGTTTCGGCCTTGTATTTTTTGCCTAGTTCTAAATTCTGTTTTAAAAAAAGCAAGGTTTCTAGCATACATCTAAATTGCTACCTCTGCTTTAATTGCCGGATAACTTTCATACCCTACAATTTCAAATTGCTCGGGGTGTATTTCTTCGCTCAAGTCAAATTCCCCGTTAAGGCGCAATTGTGGCAAAGCATATCGATTTGGGTCGCGCTGCAATAGCGTGTTTATGGCCTCTACGTGGTTTTTGTAGATATGCGTATCGGCAAGGCTCATGATTAACCTCCCGGGCCTGTAATTGCAAATTTTGGCTATCATGTGATTTAGCGCAGCGTATGAAGCAATGTTATACGGCAAGCCTAAAAAGCAATCTGTAGAACGCATATTTACCTTCAAATCCAGTTTGCCCGTATTGGTAACATAGAATTGGAAAGCGTAGTGGCAAGGGGGTAGGGCCATTTGCGGAATTTCCCCTACATTCCATGCACTAACCAAATGCCTCCGGCTTTGTGGTGATTTAATCAGGTCGCGCACGAGGTTTTTTAATTGGTCAACGCATGGAAATTCTGACCCCCACCAGTTACGCCATTGCGCACCGTAAATAGGCCCAAGTTCCCCGGTTTCATTTGCCCAAGCATCCCAAATGCGATTATTATACTTGTGCAAATAATCAACGTTTGTTTTGCCGTTCACAAAAAAGCATAGTTCGCTTATTACATTTTTGAAGCTAACTTTTTTAGTGGTGAGCAGGGGAAATCCCGCCGACAAATCAAATTCCAAACGGGCATCAAAAATTGCTAATGTGCCTACACCTGTGCGGTCGTTGCGAGGCTCGCCGTTTGTCAAAACGTAGTGAAGTAAGGAATGGTAATTGCGCATTTTAGAACAATGTTTTTTGTGAAAGATTATAATTAGTAGCCAAAATTTCCGTGTTTCTGTTTTTCATTGTTTGCCGCTCACATATTACATTAATAAACAACCCGCAATCATTAAAAACAGAAATTGCATCTTTGGAATAAAACTCCGAAATAGCAAACGGCGCGTTAGTAGCTTGCAAGCCTTTCACTAGCTCGTACAAGTCGTCGCTGCCCCAAACTTTTGTTGTGTAGTTGTTACCTGTTTTGAGGTACGGCGGATCGCAATAGATAAAAGGATTTTGAACAGGCTTAACGCCGTGAAACCTTATGGCCCTCAAAAAATCAACTGCATTTTTATTATCAAAAACGCAATCTTTAAGCAATTTATTTGCAAGGCCCATATCGCGAAAAATAAAGGCTTTGGAATTTTGGTTATTGCCTTCAATCCGCAAAGTTTCAGGCATGCCCATATAGCCAAAATTGGATATAAACAGAAACCGCGCTGCCCGTGAAATTGGGTCAATTTCTTTGTGTTTTTTCCAATACTTCGAAATGCTTGGGTGTATTGGCAAGCTAATAATTTCATCTCTCAGCAAGTCGGGTGTTTCGCGCACTACACGCCAAAGGTTAAACACTTCATTATCTAAGTCATTAAGCAAATTATACTTTGCTCTAGGCTTAAAAAAATACATTCCACCAGCGCCAAAAAATGGCTCTATGTATGTGGCATGTTGCAAAAAAAGAGAATAGATTTTAGGGGCAATTTTCTTTTTATTGCCTAGTCTGCGAAGTATCATTTACTGCAAGAAATTTTAGGTTTTCGCACAATTGAATAAGCGTAGCAAGCTCAAAAACGGCATTGCTTATTTCATATTTTGACAAAACAGAACGGTAAATAATAGCGCAATCATTTTCCATTTTTCGATGAAAGTATTGCCCGAAAACTAAATCAGTAATTGTGATATTAAGCCCGTCTGGAATATCTTTTGCAATTGTGCCGCCGTCTGAAATGCTGAATAAAAGCGCGTTGTATAATGGCGGCATTAAGGGTTCTACAAACACCCTTACTGGCTCTTTTTTGAGCGTAACAAACGGAGTGATTATTTCAATCTTTTGCCCGACTTGCACAGTCTTAACTCGCCCTGCAAATTCGTTTATGCACATAGCGGTTAGTTTTCCCACGAGGTCAAAATGGTAATTCATTTTCTTTTTTGTTTTCGTTTTGCACTTCGCTTTTTTCAATAGCAAAGTAGATAGTTTCAATGGCTTCAAAATCCAATTGCGCAAAGTCTGTGCTTTGGATTTTGCGTAAGTAGTACGCTTTGCGCCTAGCGTTATAGCGTTCCAATTTGGCCTTAATAGCGGCAGCGAAGTCTAAGAAATTCATATTTCTATTTCGGCTGTGCCGTCGTCGTAAACGGTAATATCTTTTGGCTCACAGGCATAAACAAGGTTAACATCAGCAGGTATTGAAAACGTAGCTTGCTCGCTTATGAATGGCATCAAATTACGCATTACAATTGTGCTGTAGCCAACAACTCCGGCGTGATACCTAAACGCCGCGCAGGTAGCCTTAAAAAAACGCATAGGGCCAATTTGAGCCTTTACTTCAGCCATTAGCTGCTCGTAAGTAGCCAATACGCTGCCAAACGGCTCGGAGGCCTCTACGCTTGCAACACGCTCGAGCGCGCGCTCGGCTTTGGGGCTTATTTTGGCTTTGCCGTTTTCCAGTATGATTTGAGCCAATTTGGGCAGTAGCAACCCTGCCTTCATCCGGGCCTTGCTAGGTAGTTTTTCTTTTTCGTTTTGCATTGTGCTTTTGGTGTTTTTGATATGCTGTAAAAAGTCGCTTAGTTTGCCTTTATAGCTTTTTATTGTGTTTTTCATTTCGCAATTGATAATACCAGTAATGTACTTGATATTTAGTAGCCTTGAGGCCAAAATTTGCGTTTAGCTTTTTGGCTAGCTCTACCCAATTTTGCCCGTCTCTATTGGCCAAAACAAACTGCTTTTGCTCGTCTGTTAAATCGCGCACCTTCAGTTTTTCAACCCGGGCCAATTGGTATTTAAGAGCCTTTATTTCGGCCTCGGTCAATGTGCCAAAATCGCCGTTTTGATATGCTTGAATTTCGGCATCTGCAAAGCCCGTGTTATTCTCAAAACGATTAATTTGAGCATAGAATGTCTTACTTATTTGCCCTTCTGTTTTGCCAAATTTGGCCGCCAAATCGGGCCTATTTTCAAGGCAATAAAGCCTTACAATTTCAAGGCTAGATTTGCGAAAAGGAGGCCGCAAAATCCCATAATAAGACAATACGCTTTGAATGGTACTATCAGATACGCCAAAAATCTCGGCTATCTGTTTTGAAGTTTTGCCCTCTGCTTTTAACGCCTTCAGCCGATCGCACTCTTCATTCCATTTTTTGAATGAATTTGTATAAACGCGCTTTGCCGGAGCCTCTGGGCGTTTTATATCTATTGGGTGTAAATCCAAATAAACCTTTAGCTCTTTTTTTGTCATGTTTACGGCCTTTGCCGTTTCCTGAAAACTTGCCCCTGACTCGAGCAATTCTTTTATTTTCTTAATAATCATATCGGATATTGTAATACGGTGAAAGTTGGTTAATCAATTCGTACTCTCGCTCTTCTAATTGCTCTCTGTTTAGCGTAGGGCATAATTCCAAAATTTGGAATGTAAACGAGTGTAGGCCGTACTGGTAAGCATCGGCAAGCAACCTTTTGTTACTTAGTTTGGCCGCTTCAGGATTTAGCTTTTGTAGCATCGCCGTAATATGCTCGCGCCAGCGATCTTGTATTGATACTGAAGAGCCAATATAAAAACGGCCATTTTCTAGGCAGGTAATTTTATAAACCCCCTTCAGTTTCACTAAAAGAGGGTTATTTGAGCGAGTATTAAGCGCAGGGGTTTTCATTCTCAAAATCATTTAGGCAATAGTTGTATAGTGCCTCAAGGCTTTTTAGCACGTTTTTGCTCCGCTCTTTTGTAGTCATGTTTGGCTCAAAAGGATTTTCGCCTCCGCTATAACAGTGGTGAAATGTCATTTTGTGAATAAGTGAGCTCTTGCTCTCAAATTCATAGGCAATTGTAAGCGTATGTACTGTTATTTTTAGCTTAATGCTTAAAAGGCTTTGCGGAATATCTTGCGGCCTAGTGTACCTAAAAAACGTATCAGGCATAAGCCACGCTTCAAAGCAATTAAACGCCGCGCCCCAAAGGGCCTCAAAACGCAAAGTCGACGTTTGCTTTATAGTGCGTTTGCGGGCCTTCCCGTTTTCGGTTTCCGCGAAAGATACACTAACCCTGCTCGTATCCTTATCGTAGGAAATACTTTTGATTTTCTTTGTCATACGGCCTACTATTTCAATTCGTACAAATCCAAACAATAATCCTCAAAATCCTTAACGGCCTGATACAAGTCTGCAAACGCCGCCAAATTGGCCCAGCGCACGTCCCCATCCTCTTGCAATTTGGCCAAACACCCCTCTTTATTGGGCTTTGTAAAAACAACCCTCTCGGTTTTGATGCCCAGTCCTAGTCCGTTTTCAGACGTGGAATAAGAGAAAGATATGACCTCGTTTTTGCCCTTGTTTACGGGCTTAATTTCGTAGCCGACGAGCGAGTATTCGTTTTGAGGTTTGAACCATTCCCCGAAAGCAAGCGATATATCAAAAAAACGCTTGGTTATTTCATGCCCAGCGGATAGCTCAAGCCTTACTTTTTCGGGCTGTTCGTTTCCAATTCTATCCAAAAATGATAGCTTGAATGTTTCTTTTTCGGCCACATACTTAACGGCCATTAGCTTTTTGTTTCCCATGTTTTGCAAGTGTTTAATGTTTCACAAATATAAGAAATATTAAACACAAAATAAGCAATAAAAAAAGCCCTATTGCTAAGGCTTTTTTTCTAGAAAACTTGCGACCATTGCTTGTGAATTTCGCTAGCTATTTTCGTGCATTGTTTTCTATTAGTTTTTTGATTTTCAAGTACATCTCGGCAGCGGCCTGCGCAAAGTTGTTGCTTTGTGTTAGAGTCAACACTTCTCCTATTGCGAAGCCCTTTATCCTAACTGCGGTTACGCAAATAAAAATGTCGCTTTCGGGGCTTTGTGAAAACTCGACTTTTAGTGCCCCAAAATCGCTATAAATCCTGCTCAAAATATCCGACAAAGTCGGGGCGTAATAAGCCTCGGCCTCGTGTATGTCTATGCCGTCAAATTCGCTTTCGGTCGGCTGAAGGCTGCCAAAATCGCGCAATGTTTTGGGGGCTTCAAAAGGCGTGTAAAGGCATAGCATTATTTTGCCTTTATACGTTTGCCACAAATATTTGACATCTGGAAACCCATCGTTATAACCATACGCAAAGCCTAGCTTTACGCAGGTATCAAAGTCGGGTATGCCAAAAGCGTCGGCGGCTGCTTTTAGTTGCCTCTCGGGTACTTTTTGCTGTTCGCAAAAATTATTAATTGAGCTAGTGAGCGGGGTTGTTTTTTCGTTTTGCATATTACAGTTGAATTAAAACGCCTCTCGGGGCAATTTTGCGGTTAAAACATTTTGAGCGTTGCCTACAATTTCTGCCAAAGCCAAAAGCTCCGGCGGTAAATCGTGGAAATATATCGGCGGGCCGTCTGCCTCTTTCCAACCTAAAACATTTTTTTCATACTTCCTATATATTCTTGTTATATAGGAATATGTTTTAGACGATGGCGGATAGTTGTGCACCTTGATTTGCCCTGTGTCCTCTAGTGTTGGGCTTTCTGTTTTCATTATATTTTTTTCTTTTTGTAAAACTTAATTTTCGGGTGAATGGTCGGGTGAACGCTACAATCAAATAAATCCTTATTACTAAGCATTTTTTTGATTGTTTGAACGCTGCAAAGCTTCAATTGTGAATGTATTGCAAGGGCATGATCGAGCGTAAATTCGTCTGGCAAAACCAAATAGGCAAGCCGCTGCAATTGCGGCAGGGCCTTTACGGCTTTTTGTGTTGCTTCGCACATTTGAGGCGACAAGTTGAAAGATATTTTAGTTGCCATCTTTTTGCATAAGATAAACATTGCCCAAACTATCCGTTTTTGTAACCGAGCCATTTTGCCCGACCTTAATCAGGTATCCGCCAGACTTAATGTAAACATGGCGGTGCGTACTTTCTACGATTTTTGCGCCGTTTGGTAAGTTATATTCTTTGCCAATTACCAAAGTTTTGCAGCCTACTAGGGCCGCGAAAACGAGAAAAAGAAAGTGCTTCATTGTGCTTTTTTGTTTTGCGTTAGCGAATTGATTAACTCCTCAAATTTTTCCCGGGCCGTCTGCTTATGCACAACCTGCGGGGCGTTTTTCAAATCTTCATACCAGCGCAATACTTCAGCCCGTTCCTTTGCGCTTTTGCTCTCAAAAAAACGAGGAAGCGTGTAGTATTGCTCAGGCGAAATAGCGGCAGGGGCAGGGGCAATAGCCCTATTATCTTGCCCTACCAAAATCACAATATTGCATAAATGGGTGAGCCTTGAAAATATAGCGGGGCCGTATGCCTTCTCGAGCAGCACGGGGTTCAGGTTGCTTGTAAAGTGCGTTTTTACGCCACTTTCACAAAACGCTCTGTAACGGGCATGGATAATATCCACGAAAACGGCCTTTTTTTGCCCGTAGTGCGACGATTGCCCCTCAAAGCCTATATCATCATAGGCCATTGCCCGGCCTGCCCGTAAAAGCGAAATTTGGCCCGTTTCTGAATAGTCGGTTGCAACTTCAATAGCCGACTTCATCCCAAAGCTATGATCTGAGTCGCGGCAAAGAATTTGAAAAGCCCGCAAAAGGAACGTTTTACCCGTGCCTGGCGGGCCTAGCAACAAAACCCCCTTTGTCAAATCCAGTTCCCCGGGCTTTGCGGCAAAGTAGTTTACTAGCTGCCCAGTTGCCGCCGTGTTTTCAGGCGCAACTTTGTAGGTGTTATTGCTAAGCAGTTGCACTAAATCCCAAAATAGCTGCCTATGCGTTTTCATCTTCAATCTCCTCCTCGTCAATTTGTATCGCTAGCTCCGGCAGGTCGTTTTGAAGTAGGGCATTAAGGTTCTCGATTGCCCTGCTCAAATGAAATCTGTTGATAAAAATTTGCTGTTGTTGGTATTTGATAGCCTGCGCCCGGGCCTCTTCAAAAGAAGCAAAAAATTCATTTTTGAGCGTAGGCTCTGTTATTGTTTTGCCTTGAGCCGTTTTGTAGCGCACCCAATTGCCTTGTAAAATTTCGCCCTCGCGCTCAAACACCCGGCCATATTTCACCTGATAAATCTTCATTTGCTTAGTCGTTTTGTTTTGCTCAAAAATATTATGCCTCTGCTATCCAGTTAGGGCAGGGGAAATTCCCCTGCCTTAAATCAATCTATGAAAGAATTAAACAACAACTACAGTATTATCTATTTGGGCGGCTTACGGGCCGCCCGTTTGGTGCGATTAGTTGTAGCGATAAATATCTTTGGCTGCGAGTTTTGGCAGCTTCAAATACTCAAAGCTGTTGAGCTTTTGTGCGGCCTCTTTTTTAGAAGTGGCGCTTACAACGTAGGTGCAGTCTGTGCCTTGGTACGCGAATTTCTTTTCCATGATTTTGTGTGTTTTGTTTTTCCTTTAACGTGCTACAAAGGTATAACGGGCCATTCAAATTTCCAATACCTTGCTAAAAAATATTTAAGATTTTTTCCGACTAGGGCAAAAACGGGCTTGTAGGACATTCTAGGGCAGTTGTAAAGTAATACTTTACAACTGCCCACGTTTACCTGTACGCACGAAAACGATTAAAACGAACCCGCGCCAAAAATCTTGAGGCCGCGCCGTTGGGCATCTTCCCGTACTTGCTCGACAAACGAGGCGGCAGCGGGCCTGTGCGCTTCAGCATCTTTTTTGAACCTATCCGCCCTTGCCCAACTTACGGCAAGGGCCTCGGCATTCACTATGCCCGCCCAGCCCCGGGCCTCGTAGTAGTTGTAAAACTTAGTTGCTTCGCTTTTAAGAAAGTATTCAGGTAGGCCCGGCGCAGCGGCCTTGAAAAAATCAAAGCACTCGGCCTCGTTTGGCGGCACAAATTGGCTTAGTGTATTTTTTACACCGCCGCGCCCAACTCTCGGTGTATTTGCGCCCGTTTGGGCTTTGGCGTTTAAGGTAGGCAGGTTTTTTTCTTGCTGTTGCTCGGTTGCTTCATAATCCCCAAAAGCCTCTTCAATTGTTTGTGGCTTGTGTGTGCGTGGCTGCAAAAATTCGTTTTTGCATACACTTTCAATTATGTTATCTACTTTATTATTTTCTTTATTATTGGTGGAAGTTTTCGGGGATAGGGTATCCCTGTTTTCGGGGATAGGGTATCCCTGTTTTCGGGGATAGGGTATCCCTGTTTTCGGGGATAGGGTATGGAAGTTTTCGGGGATAGTATTCCCGTTTTCGGGGATAGGGTACTTAGCCAAAAAAGCCTTCAGCCCAGACTCGTTAAGTTCTAAAACTCGCATATTGCCCGACTCTTTATTCAAGGTGCTTTGTATTACACCTTTGGCAATTAGGCCGTTTATAATTGTGCTTACTCGTTTAGCGGATAGACCGCCCAGTATTGAAGCAAAGTAATTGTTACTTACATAGCAGGGCTTTTTGGCCTCTTTAAAGCCTATAACCTGCCCAACAATGATTTTTTCCTGAGCATCAAATCCATTGCACAGGCAAATTTCAACAGGTATCCAAATTCCAGTAAAAGCCATAACTTTGAGGGTGTTTTTAAGAGAGAGAAATTTACTTAAAAGCCCGGGCAAAGCGAAGAGGCCCGGGCTTTTTGTGTTAGAACAAATCTTGCAAGCCTTTTTTCTTGTTAAGGGTTGCTTTGCGGTTAGCTTTGCGGTATTCCAAATCGTGCGTATTATGGCACTTTTGGCAAAGGGCAGCAAGGTTTTCTGGCCTATTATCGGCAATGTTATGGTTTAAGTGAGCGATGGTAAGCACAACTTTAACTGGCAGGTTTGTAGAATGTACATCACCTACATAGGTTGAGCCTAAGTATTCCCCGGTTGCCGCACTATGCATTTCCCCATCAATATCTTGCCATACTGCCTCGCCGTTCCATTCCCCTCTTATAATAGGCCAATAATTAGGCACTTTACAAAACTTGCACCTGTGCCCCTCGCGTTCCAAAATCGCGGGCCTTATTTCTGTTTTCCAGTTTGCCGGATACTTTTTATAGTCAATTGGCATGTCTTTAAAATAAAAAAAGCCCCGCAGGTAGGAGCTACGGGGCAGGTTCGCTAAACACGATCCTAAGCAAGGCATCAGCCGGGCTCCTACCTCCGCCAAATGCTTTGCCAAACAAAGATACTCCTTTTTTTGAATTTACAAGCCGGGCCGCCGCGCGATAAATTTCCATTGTGCCGCTTTTTCGCGCTCCTCGGGCAAAAGCGTGCGCCCTGCCCAGATTTTGTCGAGAATGTGTTCTTTCTCGGTTTTGAGGCCGTACTTGTGCACAACCGCCCGCATCTCTTTCTGTGTGTATTTTTCGGCAAGCTCCGGTATGTTAACCCCGTGCTCTGCGTACTGTGAAACGAGAAGTTCTATGTCTTTCGCTTCCCATTTTGATATTTTTTGCATTACGCCCTCCTTTTTTCGTAGGCCTCTTTTTCGCTTTTTAGCGATTCTAGTGCCTGTGATAATTTTTCTTCTAGCGTGCCGCTCCTAAATCGCTTATTAATATAAAGCGAAGATAGATAAACGGTTTCTCTAGCGATTGTTACGTTTGCTGTTTCGCATACGGCTAAGATTTCCGAAAGCAGGTTTTCTATGCTTTTTGCCATCTGTTTTTAGATTTTTAGGAATGAATAAAACCTTTTGCGCTCGGCAGTGCTAAGCGGCTCGCGCAGGCCTGTTAGCCTCAAAAACTCGCTTTGCTTGCTTTGTGCGTATTTAAAAAAGTCTGCCCATTGTGCCGCGCTTTGCGGCTTTTGATTTTGGGGAAACTCTTTTAAATACGCTTTTAGCAAGTCTAAGCGAACATCACTTGTAACGTCGGCGGCGGGTTCGCTCGTAACGGCTTTTTTCGGCTTCATTAAAGTAAAAGTTAAGCCCAAACATAAAGCCCAAAGTGAGTAATATGTAGCCGATAACAATTGCTAAAAATACCATTGCTCCACGTTTTTAAATTCGTATGTAGGCTCTATTGATAGCAATTTTTCATCGTGCCGAAACCCATGCCGGAGGCAAGTGCGAAAGTTCAAAAGCAAGGCCCGCAGCCTACGCTTGTATTCAGCCATTTGGCCCTCCGTAATGTGGATAACCTCGTGGATAAACGGGGCCTCGCTTTGCACGACTAGGAAATAAACGGGCTTTTGGGTAGCTACGTGTTGCAGGGCCGCCTGAAGCCAGTAGCACTCTTTAAAAAATTGATTGCGGAAACCGGAGATAGTGTTAGTGGTTTTTATTTCCACTACACAATCGGGAAACTCGAGGTCGGTAATGCAAACCAAATCTAGGCCGCAAAGTGTGATGTTATGCTGCGCTTGGTATTTGGGCGCGCCTCCCTTGCCCGACAAAAAAGGGCTGTTCTTGAGTACATCGGCGGCCATTGCCCGGGCCGTTTCTATTTGCTCGAGGCTAGCTATTGTAAGCCCTGCGGCCTCTTTTGCGGCCTTCCATTCCTTATTAGCTTTTGCCGCAAATGTGGCTGAAGGATCGGGCCTGTTTTCGGCGCTAATAATGCCTTCAGGCAATTGGCCAGCGACTAACAGACTTTCAAAAAGCAACCCGATTACCTGTGCGCTAGTCGGCTCGCTTTTGGGTTGTTTGCAGTATTCCAAATAACAAAGAGGGTGCTTTGCAAAATGCTTCAGGCTCGAGTAAGATAGCGGCCTATTGCTAGCATAATTGCCTTTTTGGCATTGTGCCGAAATTTCGCGCAATTGATTAAGGCCGTCCTCGCGGGCAGGGGCAGGGCGCAAACCAGCGTTAATTTTTGAAGGTGCGCTTTGGGTTGTTTCAGGCAGCAAGTTAGCGGCCGCTAGAAACATGTTGTACATTTCGTTGCTATTCATTTTGCAGTGCGTTTAGCTCGTTTTGAATTTCTTGCTCGTGGCAGTCTATTAGGTCTGTTAGCTTCAATTTTGCCTCGGCCAATATAAATGCCACAAACGGGCCTAGGCTCTCAGGGAAATATAGGTAAAGGCTTGCTTTGTTCGAGTAATTTGGCCCGTGTTGCTCAAATTCAGTTTCGGGCCTAGCGCAAAACTCCAAATCCCTTTGGAGCTTTGCGATTTTTTCGGCCTTATTCATTACTGGGCAATTACAACACGATTCATACTAAACGTCGAGATTTTATTAAGCCCGTTTGTTTTGCTTTTGCGCGAGCCCGTAAGGGTAACATCCCACATTGTATTTAGGTATCCGGCTTTTGGCGTAACGCTTACAATGGTATCCCCTTTTTTGGTGATGTTGCAAACGGTGCTTACCGTTTCAATCGTTCCCATTTTCACCCGTTTCAAATAGGGCGATCCGTTTGGGGCTTTGCGAAGTTCCACGAAATACGCTTTTGCCGTCGGTTTCTCCGCGCCTGTGGCCGTATCTGTGAACAGTTCCACACCGCAGCCAATAAACAAAAGGCGTTTTGACTCCCCGATTTGCTCGGGTTGCCAACTCTCGGCTATTTCATCAATAGGGATAGTTACTCCCGATTCAAAGGCCGCCATCGTATTGGCCGCCATCGGGTCGAAGGTTTGAACGGCCTTTTTATTTTGGCCATCTTCAGGCAGTTCGCCGTCTTGAATTACAATGTTGCTCATTTTTTTTATGCGTTTTTTGAATTGCGCCTACTCTTTTTTTCGGGTTTTCGGCATCCCCCAGCATTTTAGCAAACCTTGTGCGTATCGCCTATATGATCCACATAGCGAAGCTGGCCGCTACGCGTTTCGTATAGTTTTTTCACCAACCCGCACTTGGCACAAAACGCCGTGTGGTCGGGCAGGTCTGCAATGGTTATATATTTTGTTATTTTGGCCGCGTCCTTTGCGGCGAAAACGGGGAATTTTTTGTTCTTTTCCATGCGTGGCTTTTTTCTTTCCTTTAATGTGCTACAAAGATATGGCGGCCTATTCAAAATTCCAAATGTTTGCACCAAAAAAAGAAAATATTTTTTCGGCTTGCTGGTATTGGCTGTAAATCAGGCAGTTAGCTGGGAAAATATTTTAGGTAGGCAAGAAAAAAGGCTGCCCAAACTTGAGCAGCCTAATTTGGCCGGGTTTTGCGGCGGCGGGATGAACCCCGAAGCCGCGCCGAGTGGCCATAATCTTCAGTATGTTTCAATTCCCTATGGTACGATTTAAGGCCAGGACGACCCGAGGCCGCCCAGCCCTTATTAGGATACAAATATATAAATAAAAAAGCCTCGCGCAAATTGAACGAGGCTTTTTGTTATTAACCTATTCTGTTTTTATGAAGCGTGCAAAGCTAATTAGATTTTGCTTTTGCTTGCTGCTCGTTTGCTTTTGTTTGCTTCGCTTTTGCTTTTGTTTGTTTAAAAATTCTTATATTTGTGAAGTTTCAAACAAAAAGCAAACCAATGAATAACGGACATTCTTTCCTGAAGGGCGCAAATATGTTTGCGCTTTATCTTATTGCCTTTTGGGTTTTGCCCATCGGCCAAATTACGCTGATTGCCCTCGCGGGGTGCGTCGAGTCAATTGGAATAGCTTTATTCTATTCTGATTTATTTGTGAGCAAGCTAAATATGTACTTAGCAAAAGTAGGCTGGAGCGCAGGCATTGGCCTCGGCGCAGGTATCTCTTTTGCAATTGGCTTGCTGTTGGCCGCTATGCAGTCAATAGGAGTTTTTGTTTTCCGTCTGATAGGCTCAAAAAATTGGGCGACCTCTTTTTCGGTTGCTTTTTGGGCTGTGGCTACGTTTGCGTATTACGCTATGTTAAGCGCAAATAGGCCCGTAACGGCTACGCTTATTTTGGGAATTGCCCTTATGAATGGAATTAGCTCCACACTTATAAGCGTATGTTCTAACAACCTTGCGGCGGAGCTTGCCAAAATGCCATTTTTTAAGGATTTGGTGGCCGCTATGTACAAAAAGCCGACTATTGCAGTAGGCAAAGACGGGAAATTGGTTTTTGAAGAGGTTTAAACGCTTAATGCCTTATGAATTTCATATCGTTTTCAGACGTTGCCCGGGCTTGCCTTTTGGTGTTGCTCGGCCTGATCCCTGCCGCAATTGCCGAGCGTTTCTCCGACCTGCCCGACGGTGCGCTTGTTATAGTTGTTGGTGTTGTTACAATGGTTTTGGCCTTCAGCAATATGGTTAACCGCTGGGCGCAAAATGAGCCTATATATTATTTCTTTTTGGCTCGCCCCTACTTAGTAGAGGCGATAAACAAAATCGCGGCTACGGGCCTAAATTTGGGGCAATTGATAGATGTTTTGCAAGCAAACGAGCAAAATGTGAAGCAATTGGCCGAGCAAAGCATACAAGTTCAAAAGCAAAACGAGGATTTGACAAAGCAAATTGAAGATTTGCAAAAGCAAAACGAAGATTTGACAAAGCAAATTGACTTGGTTAAAAAGCAAGCGGCATATTACATAAAGCAAAGAGAAGCAAAAGCACAGGCCGAAATAGCAAGCGCGAAACAAGAGGCCGAGCAAAGTGAGCAAAATTTGCAAGCCTTAAAAGCAAAGTATTCAGTACTCGAGAGCGGGGATATTGAGGCGCAATATGCGTTCCACCGGAGTGCAATTTTGAGCCTTAATGCCAAAAGGCCAAAGCAAAAAGATGTTAAAGAGTTGTGAGTTATGGTTATGAATAAATAAAAAGGCCCGGGGCATTGCCTCGGGCTTTTTTCTTATCAGTTGCAAAACAAAAAAACAAAATTAGAACCTTCTGAAGTATGACTTATATCCATACGGATCGGCCTGATAAATATTGCGCTCAGGTACGCCGATCTCGCGCAGCCATGCCGGAACCCAAAACGACGGGCAAGCCTTATTATCAAACTGGTTATGGCCGCCGATTTGAATGTTGGGCGCAAAGCGTAGGTAGGTTTTTACAATGTTTTCAAGGGCCTTTTTTTGGCCGTCTGTGCGTGTATCTTGTATGCGTTTTAGGTCGCGTGAAAGGCCGCCAGCATAGCATACATGGTGAGCATTTTTATTGATACCAGTAACGCCCCAAGTTACCTCTTCAGGCTCTACGATTTCGTTTTGGTTTGCCGCCCTCAAACGTACCACATTGCCCGACAATTCTACAAAGGAACGGTAGCCTATCCGCCCTTTGCCCCACCTAGCCTCGTGCCATGCAATGACCTCTTCAGCCCGCACATCGCGCCCTGCCGGAGTTGCGCTGCAATGAATAACCAAATATTTTAGCTCGTTATTCATTATCGTATTGGGCCAAATAGTTATGAATTTCCCCCGCCGCCGTCGAGTGGAACTCGGCCTCGTTTTCGGCCAAAATTCTTAGCTCGTTATCCTCTTCAGCAAAATCAGTCTCCAATATCAAAACGGGCCTTGTTTCGGTTAACGTTTTGTTTTGGATATTTGATAATGGCAGGGCAGTTTGCCTGATATTTTTTTGGTGCGTTTTGAAGTCAAACGCACCTTGCCCAATACGCTGCGGCAGGAGTTGCTCGGCTAATTTTACTTTGGCGTAATTAAAAACGTAATATGTTTTCATATTAATAAAATGCGTTTAACGTTGGGATTGTGCCTTGCCCTAATACTGTGCAATTTCTCAAATTGCCTGATATATCGTTTGCCAAAAGGGGGCTGCCAGTTGTAAACTGCCCAACCTCGCCTAGTGGCAAATGAAGTTGAGGGATTAGGCTAGTCGGGTAGTTTGCAAAGCTAGTATTAGAACCGTAATTAAACAGCCTACGCACTTCGCTCGGAGTTGCTGTTTTGGCTGAATACAGAAAGTCTGTTATTAAGTAGCTATCAAAGTTGGCTGTTGTGCCACTAGGGGTAACTCCTATTGTTGGTTTTGAATAAGCAGCGTTACTTGGATCAAATTGCGTATAACGTTTAGTTAACGTTTGGTTTGCCACCAAACTAGGCGTTAATAAACGTCCGTTTTGATAGATTTTAATGCGATCCTGCCCCGTTCCTATTTCGCCTGTAAAAACGATATGACTCCAGTTGTTGCCCACCGAGGCTGCGCAAAAAACGCGAAACGTAGCGGTAGCAATTCCACTTGTAAAATTTACGGCCTGATACCCAATATAAGGTGTGCCAAAAAATATTTGAATGACATCAGGGCTTGCGCCTGTGGCATTTTGGAACGAGCAAGTAATTATGTGGGGGAACGGCCTTAACGATGGGTTTTTCACCCATGCCGAAATAGTAAAATTATTTTCGGGCCAAAAGGCTTGATATGCAGCAGGAGCAGTAAGATAATCGAGCCTTACATAGTCATTTATTCCATCTAAAAACAACGCATTGTTAAACAACCTAAATTGTTTGCGTTGTGAATCCCCAGCAACACCTGCCAAAAAAGAGTTTGCCATAATTATAAATAGCTTATGTTAATTGTTGCAATTGTATTTGAATTGCTTACGTAAATGCCGATTATATACTGTTGCGTGGGCAACAGGGCCGCAATTGCGCTATTAAGTGCCGCGAGGTTTGTGGCAAATAAAACGGGGCTTTGTGTATTGCTCAAAATCAATTCGTAGCCTAAAACAGTTGCACTATTTGTAAGCGTAATGCTATCTATTTGCATACGCCTTGAGCCGCCGATTAGTAGATCCTGGCTAATTCCGCTTTGGAAATTATAAGTAGTGCAACCTACGCGCAGCCAAAAAGAGGCCGTATTATAGGCCAATTCCAAAACGGCCTCCGTGCCAAAAGCAAAACCAGTAACAATAAACAAAACAGAATAAGGCCCTGCCTGCAAATCTATATTGTTTTGTAGTTGCGTGAGTGTTAGAAAAGGCTGCAAATCCCAAGCGGCATCGTTTGGATTTGTAAGCGTTCCGCTAAGTAGTTTATATTGGATATTGCTTGCAAGGCCGAGCAAGTTGTTAACCTGCAATCCAATTATTTTTTCATCAAAATTGGCAACCGCTTTTTGGAAAACTCCGCGCAAATGTATTGTTTGCCGTTGTTGCGAAACATTGGAACTCCACGGCGAAAATACACCGCAACTTGACGCCCTAACTCTATAATAGTATTTCGTGCACGAGGTTAACCCCGAAAACGTAAAACTATTATTTGTTATGCCTGTTGCACTTTGTACAATTGTTGTGAAATTGGGGTCAGTTGATATTTGAACTTCGTAAAAATCAATACCTAAAAGGGCTTGCCAATTGGCTGTAAAGGCCGTCGCGCCTACATTTGTTTCAGGCAAAAGAGAAACAAGCAAAGCCAAAAGAGTATTATCACTACCTGCCAGCCTGCGCCCATACGTCTGTTTTTCCACTAAAGGAACGCTTAAAACATAGCCCTGGTAGTTTTCTATTTGCTTGCTTATTTGCGGCATCTCCTCGCCCCAAACTTCATAATCAGAAACAACAGAATAAAGCCCGGGCCGCTCTGTTATTCTAATTTTATCGTGCATTAAGGCCGCTTGTAAAATCTGTATTTCGTACCAGTTTAGACTTTGCGTTTGTAGCTGCCTGCCATCGTGCCAACTGTGCGCTATGTTTTTGAATTGGCCGCGTGCATCTTCATAAGTGATTTTATTTTGAGGTAGCAAGTTTTGAACTAGCTCCGCCCGCACATACGTAACCATTTCCTCGCACGAGCGAAAACTGCCATAATCGTAATTATCTAAATAATTAGAATATTGGATTTTGATTGTGGTTTGTGGCTCGTTGTATAAAGGCTCGCTTAAATATCTTTCTGTTCCTGCCTGTATTAAAAGCGTAGAGCCGTTATTGATTCCAGCAACCGCAGCCAAATTGATTGTAACCCAAAACAGCGTAGCTCCATCAAATGCCCCACGGTTTACGAAATTGCCCGCTAGCAAGGTAGCCCCAGCAGCGTTACGCAAATTGAAAGATACACTTGCTTCGCTTGAAACAACTTGAATTTTAATCAAATCGTCAAACCACACCGCGCACCCTTTTTTACAAGTTTGCTTAGCTTGAAAAGGTATGTTTTGAAGTGCAAAAGGCAGTTCCAAAAAGCGCGTGCCGATCGGCTGCAAAAGGGCATCAACCGGATAAAATCTAATGCCGTTATTTCTAAATATCCTAAGCATATTTCTTTACGGGTTTGCTAATAATTGATCGGCTTGAGGGCCAAATTTCAAAATTACGCCACTACTTACTATTCTGATTTTCATATTAACGCCGTTCAATTGCGTTGAACCTGGCAAATTAGAAAACGCATTTTGCAAATATATTTGAACGCCGCCACACTCGCCGCCCGAAACGGCAGGGCTAATTGTGTGCGATTCTGTAAACGTATTGCCGTTGTGCCACCAACGAATAATTACGTTTTCGCCACATTTAAGCAAGTCTAGGGCCTCCGCGCTTTGCGTTCCCAAAATGCCCCTCAAAACGCTTCCGCCCAACACAAAAGAGTTAGCAATGTAAGCAAAATCATAAGTCAAACTAGGCGGCTCAGGCGGGGCAATATTGGCAAAATCATAGCCATTGCCAAATGACAAAAGAGTAAAAGCCATATCCCAATTGTTAGGATAATTGGGCATAATCTTAACACTCCAAATCCAGCCTTTTAGATAGTTGTTTTCGGCATTAGATACCTCTATTGCTTTGTACTTATTCTCCAAATCCAAAAGAGTAAACCACAAATCCAAATCCAAAGGCACGGTAAACTCTATAAATTCAGGATAGTATATTGCTAAATCACTTTGCGAAGTAGTAATATCTTGGGTTTCGGCCAGCACATCGGCAAAGTCGGCATCCTCAATATCTTGGGTTTGAAGGTTTATATTCCCTTCTCCTGTGCCGAAAATCCATTTGGAAAACTGATTAGGAATTTTCCAAAGTGAGCCGTTTAGCCATTTTAAATGGCGCGTAAAATTACGGGAAGGGGATAGCTTTAAATTGTAACGTGTATTAGGAGAAAAACAACCGCCCACACTTTCAAAATCTTCATTGCGGGCTGTTTCAAAAGGCCAGTTTTCGCCTCGTTTGAGAGATATGATAAAGTTGTTTTCATCGTATTTGTCGCCCTTTGTCGGGTCGCCTTCATACGCAATCCGGCGCAGCCTTTCAATAGCGTAGCCACTAGCCACAAAATCGCAAACCGCGTTGTATTCGTTGTTTACGGTTTTTAGAAAGTTAAACCTAGTGTGTTGTGTGCAAAATTCATCTAAAGAGTTGTTTGTTTCATCTATTTCATAAGTCGAAAATCCAAACCTTGCCCGTTGAAAATACAAGTCGCGGGCCGCCCTGACTACGATATTAGGCACATTGCTAAATTGCTTTATTACTTCGCTTTGATAGAAATAATCCCTTGTTTCTATTTCAATTATTCTATCATTGGAAACTCTCTTTTCGCTCCAGCCTAAACAGAAGCAAGCATTCAAACTATCATACAACTTTTTATATGATAATTGCGGGCCTTTGGCATCTATTAAATCGCGTATTCTTAGGCCGTTGGAAACGAAATAAAGGCTGTGCCGACCGTCTGAAGGGTATGCTGTTGGTTGACTATCTAAACGCCCGAAAACGTTGCTTGAAAGTAATGTTTGTTTGTCTGTTGCAAAGTCTATACTTTTTTGCAAAGCCTCAAAAACGAGCCAGCCCCGGTTCCAACTTTCGGCCTGTGTACTTGCTGTTGTGATTTGGATTATATCCGAAAATTCCAGATTTAGAATAAGGCTATCACCGGGGTTTGTTCCATGCGTAATCACAAACCCTGCCCAAACGTGCTGCCCGCTTGCAAGATTGAAATTTACGGCAAAATCAAAATTAACGGTTTCTTGAAAATTGCTGTTGGGGAAAAGCGTAGCACCCCAAACCGCAATTAACGTAGTAGGCGGGCCGCCTTCCAAAACGTAGCCAAAAGTTATTGTTTTTTCATCACCTGTTAGTTCATAATCATAACGCAAAGTGCCTTTTGCAAATAGCGTAAACACGCTTGTATCTGCTATGTTTTTAATCAAAAATTTGGTGCTGCCGCCCCCTAAATTAAAGGTAGGAGTCGCGCTATCTTCAGCCACCCAATAGCCGGGATCGCTGCCTGCATTTGGCCCGGCAATTTTGATTATTCCGCCACTACTAGGGCCGCCCAAGGCTAGATTTACGGGCAAAATCCTAAACCTGCCGCCCCTAAAAATTGCCTGACTGTGCATTGGCAAACGATAAGGCATGGCGTAATTTTCTAATATTACTCCATCTGGGCTTAATTGCGTTTCTAGGCGAAATTCAACGCCTGCCCTTTCTCTTAATTTTTGGCCCGGACTGTTATTTATAATATCACATTCAAGCCACAAATAATCATCTATTTCTTGGCCTATGCGATTGTAATCTGTGGCCCTAGTTTGCTTTACAAGTGTGGTTAAATCCAATAGCCCTTTGAATATAGATTTATAAGCCCCGTTTTGTTGCAAGGCTTGAATATCTATTTCAATTTCAGCATCTACTCCGTATTGGTTGTAATTGCTTAGGATATATGATTTATAACCATCGTGAAAACGCAAAGGGATATTGGATAATTCAAAAACGCCGTGAACATCAGGGTCGCGCCGCAATTCAAATTCAACTTCATTCCACCCCAAAGGCGCGTAAGTCAATTCAAGTGGCGTGCTATATTTCGCACTCAAAACGAATTTAAAAAGGTCATTTGTCATTTGGATTTCCAGCTAAAACGGTTGTTGATTATTTGAGTGCGATTTATGCCATTTTGAATATTTGTAGCAAAGCCGTTTTTGTCTATTGTTACAACGGTCGGAGGGTTGTTTTGAATTGCGCTAACAATATCGCTGTTATCGCTGCCCCTATTTCCTAACATGTTTTCCAATTTGGATAATGGGGCAATTACTTCAGGGTTTGAGCGCGCTCCAGGGTATTCACCCATAAGGCCGATGGTAGGGCCGCTAACAATACCACCATTTGCAAAAGCCGGGATAATCGTATTAAACAAGGCCGCCGCCGCCGCGCCTGCCGCGCCCGCAATTGCCACCGCAAAAGGCCCAGTAAGGCCACTACTAATCAAAGTTTTTGAAACTACTGCCGCAATACCTTCAGCGATTAGCGCGCTTATAACCTGCCTAATGCTGTTTACAGCACTCCGCGCGAATGCTGCTAAATCTTTGCCGCCCTGTGCCACATCTTGCCCTAGTTTCGCAAATACGTTGCTTATTGCTAATCCAAACTTATCCCACGTAAACTCGCCGTCCCTTAACTGCATTAAAATTGCTGTTATTTGCTCGTTGAATTTGGGCAGGGGTGCAGCCGCAATAGTTTCATTTACTTTTGTCATAGTGGCACTAATCCTATTTAGGGCCTCGTCTGTTGGGTTTAGACTTTCATTCAATAGCCCTGTAAAATTTTCCTTTACGGTTTCGATTCTGTTTAATTGCTGTAATTGCCCGTAAAAAAGCGCAGCACTTAAACTTGCTTCATTCATTTTCTTTGTAACATCCGCTGCCGCGTTACCTGCTGCTACTAATCCGTTTGCATTTGGCGCAGCACCCGGCGCAATAGGAGAAACTGGCGCAGCACCTCCGCCCGGCAAAGCAGTAGGCGCAGATTCAGGCGTAAAAATCATATTGGAAATTGCGCTTTTTGCTTTACTTGCCCCTGCCGTTACCGCTGTAACAAGCCCGTTAAAATTGCGCTCAAAATTTTGGGCAAATGTAGCCCCGGCATCTTTGTTAATTTCTTTGTTTAGCGTGCTTATTTGCGCCGCTACTTTCTTTGCGTTTTCATCTTTTCCTAATATTCCTAATGCTTTGCCCGTTTCTGTAATCCATTTAGAAAACATCTTAAAGCCTTCAGTAAGCGCACTCCAAACTTCAGTAAATACACGTTGTATAAACTTAAAATATTCGCCTATTTTTTGAGCGCCAAAGTCAACTACTTTTCTAAACGTTTCAAAGCTATCATAAGCCGATTTAATAGCTATACCAATTGCTGTTATTACTGCAATTGCGCCTACGATAATAGCAGCTATTGCTATGATTTTTGCGCTCAAAATAACAACGCTAGCCGCAAACCCTTTAACAACAACTAACCCTCCGCTAAGTGTAGCAAAAAGCCCCGGCAGCACTACTGATAGCTTGCCAACAACAAACAAAAGAGGCCCGACCGCAGCAACCAAACCAGCAAAAACAGAAATAGCGGAAAGTATCTCGGGCCGCAATCCGCTCATGCCTTGAAATACGCCAGCAAGTGCATTAATTAGCTTACCAAAAAACTCCAACATTCCAGAATTTGCCAGTGCAATTTGAAACGCCTCAAAACTACTTTCTAACTTTTTTAAAGCGCCGCTAAAGCCTCGCATTTGAATTGCCGCCATATCCGCTGCGCTGACTTTATTAATGCTTTGCGCAAGCCTATTAAAGCCCTCGGCGCCCTGATTAGCAAGGAGTAGGGCCGTTCGCATAGCATCAGTTCCAAATATCGTTTCAGCCGCTTGGAGTTTCTGTTGTTCGCTTAGGCCGCTAAATGCCGTTTGTAATTTTTGAGCAATAACGGCCATGCTATCCAGCTCGCCTTTAGCATTAAAAAACGACAATCCTAACTCCTGCATTGCCTCTTTTGCAGGTGTGGACTTTGCATTTAAAGCAGTTAGAAAAGTCTTTAGAGAAGTGCCCGCATCCGCGCCGCTTGAAAACGCACTCGAAGTAGCCGCAATTGCAACCGCAAAATCTTGAAATTCTACGCCGACTTGCCCAGCTACGCCGCCCGCGTTTGCAAGTGCTAAGCGCACATCGTCTATTCCAAATTTTGAGGCAATTGTTACGCCTGCAATTTGGTCGACTACCTTATTCAAGTCGGTAGCTTGTAAATTGAATTGCAACATCGCATCGGTAGCAATATCCGCAGCGTTGGCTAGGCTTGTTTTTGTAGCGGCAGCAAGTCCCAAAGTAGCATCTAACGCGCCGTTCATTACCTGCTGCGTATTCAGGCCGTTTTTTAACAGCGTTTCAATCCCCTGCGCCGCCTCGGTTGCGCTGAATTGAGTTGTACGGCCTAGCTCTTTTGCCTTAGCCGTTAATACCTCCATCTCCTTAGCGGTAGCCCCAGATAAGGCTTGAACCGTATTCATTGCGGCCTCGAAGTTGCCCGCCGTTCGCAAAGTAAGCGCACCAAAAACAGCAATAGGCGCGCTTATTTGTTGGCTCATTTTTTCGCCTATATCCTGTATCTTTTTGCCGTGTTGCTGCAAAATTTGGGCGGATTCGTTCAGCCGCTTTTGCAAGTCCGAGTTATCGGCTTTTAGATATACTACTATGCTATTTGCAAACTCCATTTTGCTACCTGTTTATATACATCAAATTTAACGAAAAAGGCGGCCACATTGCGACCGCCCTTAACCGTTTTCCCTATAAATTCAAACGTGTGATTTTCACTCAAATTTATTGATAAATGCGAACATATCGGCTATTGTGTTTGATATGCTTTTTGGCTTTGGATCTGTCGGCAATTTCATAAGTTTTTCAGGTGCAATCGCGGCCTTTTTTGCGGGCCTGTTTACGTTTACAATGATACTTGCTAAGTACCTTGTTTGCTCCCATTGCTTGCTTTGCTCGAGCAAATACGCACTTATTTTAAGCGTTAAATCAGCGTAAGACATAGCCTCGTATTGCTCTCGCAAAAGCCCTAATTTCCCTATTGCCCACGCTTCTAAATCCTCTTCTAAATAGGCGTTTGTTATTTGCTGTTTTGGGCCTCCGGTTGTGTAGCCTGAGCCGCCCCAGCCCCTGCTATCCGCGAAAAAAAATCGGTTTTGTTAGCTATGCTTTTTTGAGCCACTTCAATAACGGTTTGCAGTTGCGCCTCCGTTAACGTTTCTATAAAGTCAGCACGGCCCGGGAGGTTTTGTGGCAAGGCTTGAGTAATGTATTCAAATACAAACGCCATAATTGAATTTTGATCGCCGAGGTCTGATAGCTCAAGGCCGCAATTTTTCAGGGCCAAAAACATTTTGGGAACTGTGAACTGAAAGTTTACAAGCTCGCCGTTTGCTGTTTTTACAGTGTGTACCATAACATTCTTTTTTGTTTTGTTCCTACAAAGGTAAAATAAAAAAGCCCGTTTTGGCGGGCCTTTTTTGCGGGTGAAAGAATGAAACTAAACTAAACAATGATCGAGCTAGTCGGCTTGCCGTTTACGGTAAGTTCCAAACTATACGTTACGACCTCGTTGTTTGGATATTGCACGTCGAGCGAAGTGAGCCAGCAATCGCCTT